TGTGGCAAATATCTTTTCTACAATGTCTTCAAACAAAGCATAATCGCCAGTGCTACGGCGCATCATTGCAGGATGATGACCAGCATCAAATTCTCTGTTGGCTCGTTGTACAGCCTCAATGTGTGTCCAAACATTGTGACCCATTAATAATGCATAGCTGAAGCTATCCCAGCTGGTTCGACCTTCTTTGCCAATCTTATTTAGATCGCCAGGTTTGTAGATACAAATATCTTTGATCTTGAGCATCTGGCTAATTGGACTTTCATCAAAGTGATTAACAAATCCGTCGTTGACAATAACATCGCTATAGGCTCTTGTGTCCAGAGAATATTTTTTGTCGTCGACACTAGGACTCATCCTGTAGCACCACTTTTCGTCGTGTGGTAAATCAATGTGATGGTAGACCTGACCGTTGGCTGTAGCAAGGAATGGACTTGCACAGTCAAAGCTGATAGTGAAGTTGGGGTTGATATACTTGCGTACAGCTCGTTGTATGACTGTGAGTAGTACGGCCCATTCAAGTTTGCTGGTACCCAAGAAGTGCATCCAATCATGTAAACCCTCCTGTAATAGATTATCGTGTCTTAGTGCAACTAATCTTTTCAATACCAGATGTACATCGCACATGTTCTGTCCGCCCATGGCCCATCCGTCAAAATGAGTGTCAGGGTAAATAGCAGGATCACAATAGACTTTCATAGTCTGATACCATTCTTCGGCACTGGTATGATTATCGCCCTGTAACACATTTAAGAATTTGGCCCCGCCGTTGTTCTTTCCTTTACGATTGCTCATAAAGTATTCGTTGTTAAACTTTGTAGCATCTACCGCTTCTTGCAGTGTGGTAATTTGACAGGCTGCTGAAGCCTTCTTGTCATGAATAACCCAAGTGGGAATATCTAGAATCATTCCGTAGTCGGCAACACCATCTAGCCAATTAAGAATAAGCTCTCGTTTTTTCTGTGCTTTTGGGCAACCGCTGTTTGCCTTCCAGTCGCCTTCCCACAGACCCTTGGCAATCTGGAATCCACCGGAGTCACCTAACATAAAGGTACCAGGTTCGCGATTTCGAACCATGTCTTCCGACCAATCCTGTTTGTTTAGGTCTAGGTTAGCGTGTCCACCTGAATATAGACTCCACTTGTAGGTAAACAGACCTTTCTGACTGTTAAGCCAGTTCATTTGCTCCATATCAGTCAGACCTTGAGGAAACCTTGCTGGATCAACATAAGGTCCGTTGGTTGTATCTCTTTGTTTACCTATAAATGTAGCATAAAACCCGCTTATAGCGGGCAAGAAAACTGCATAGTCTGATTGTTTGGCTGTTAAATTATCCTGCGACATTGTCTTCTTCTTTACTGCACAAGGCTTTCATTATTTCAAACTTTTCATGGGTATCACGAAGTCCTGGATGCCGTTGCATCAGTTGTTCCAACTTTTGTTCTTCCTGCATTTTTTTTCTTGCCCATTCTAAGACTTCCATTGTGTCGTTGCTTAACGAAACACTTGGGCTAGAGCTCATAGTAAGCCAAGTATTACCGTCGTAGACTTCTGCGTTTTGTGTACCAGTATTGTATCTTACCATTCCGGCACTCTGGGATCCTGGGCTGATATACGGGGGGCTAAAAGACCCAGTTACACTGACACCGGGTCCAGCCACAATATGTTTAATCATTTCTGTTGTGCAGGCAGTGTGTAGTTATAGACTGCAATACCTGAGTCAACGGTGATCTGTGCGGCACCTTCGTCACTGAAGCGCATGATCTTGTCGCCAGGTAATCCTAGAATGCTTTTAACAACGGTAATAGGCCAATTCCAACCCTTGCTGACATTGCCTGATACTCCGCTAACAAAGACAAAGTTACCGGCATGGCTACTTGAATCACCAAAGTAAAATTTAAGATCGGATCCTTCGGTCTTGGCAATGAATGTTGTTTCTTCGCTGTTAGCCTGACATTGGTAAGCAAAACGCTGAATACCAATTACACTAGGTTCAAATTCAACACCCCACTTGACACCTTTGAATTTAACTGCTTTGACTTTTTCATTTACTACACCAGTGCCCATGAAACGATAATCGTTTTTAAAGTCACCAACTTTAGTTTCAAAATGAATGCCTGCGGGTTCGCTAACACCGTTATTGGTTTGACGATTGATAGTCAGCTTTGCATCTTCCTGATATACAGGCAGATTTAAAATAGTGTTTAGTTTGCTCAAGTTTGGCATACCAAACACACCGATAAAGTCTGCTACCGGATTATGAAATACTGCGTCTAGAATAACGCTACGGTCTTCGGCGATAGCGTTGATGGTAGTTTCTTTATCGGTACCTGTAATTTTAACAAGATCGATAACACCGAGATTATGTGTGTGTTTTACGATGTCTAATAGTGCGTCTCTCATAGATGTTCCTTAATTAAGATTATTGATATAATACATGAAGTATTTAGATTTTTCAACTGTAACGGCAAAATTATTCAAAGCTGAATAAACTGTCAAAAGTTGTTTTTGTGTCGGTGTGTTCGGCAATACTCCAATTCAACACACCTAATAGGTTTTCTACTTTCTGGTCTACAATGGTTGTTTCCATTAGCCCGTCGTCGAAAGGTAAGTCTTTAAACCATTGTGGTATATGTGTTTCGTCTGTGGGATAGCCTACACTGGTATAACCAAGAGGATTAGGTCTGAGCTTACAGACAATAGTCTTCATACCATCTATAATGGCCATACTGTAGTTGTCGCTGTTCATTTTGCGTAGTGCATTCCAGTTAATGGCTGCTCGAACATGTCCAGGCATGCTTCGGCTTCGCTGAATTTAGTTAAGTTGTTGACACGCTTAGGCGTGCCTTTTTCCCAAGCAGGCCTTTCCTGGAATAGAGTTTTAAAGTCTCTAACACGATCAAATACATGTTCTTTGTCGGAGCCAGTTAAAACCTCTAATAACAGTGAACTCAAAAAGTCTTGTACAACTTTTGGAGTATCTGATCTTTTAAGATCCAGTCCCATGGCCTTAACCTTGCCCGGCTTTCCGTCTTTGTCTAACCTTGCACCTTCTAGATCATAGATAAGAACTGCATAACGCTTTTTCTTAATAAACAATCCCTTGCTGGCAACTAACTCTCGGCCGCCTTTGATGATATTACCCATGTTACGAGGACTGTGAAATGCTCGCTCCATGAATCCTGGAAAACTTTCATTGACCTGATCGGCAATACCATCGTAGACCTTAATGCAAGTATCTTTATTCCATTCTAGTTTTCCAGCTTCGACATCTTTGCGTATAACCGGCCAGGCACTAAAGTACACCGAATCGGTGTCACCATAGATAATTGCTTCGCCTACATGATCATATACACCAGTTATACATTCATTAACAAATGCGTCCATGTGTCGTGCAATAACACGACCAGTTAAGGTTGTAGACTGACCAATACGCTTGTCAAAAAAACGACATCCAGGATTAAGAATAGCACCATAAAGTGAGTTAAGGTTAATTTTCTTAACCAACTGTCTTTTGTCCCAGAAGGCCTTGTCGTCGGGTGTGGTTGCATCTTTTTTCTTTGCCTGTAGTTCTTTACGCTCTGCATACCAGCGCTCTAACAAACCTGGTACAATACCTTTGGTGTCATATTTGAATATAGTACCGTTAGCACTGATTATCCATGGTTGGTTGCCTTCAAAAATTAACTTCCAGACATCGGCAGCACTCATAGTATCTGAACCGCCACCTTCCCAGTCAATGGTAATTTCTGTACCAACTTCCATGTTCATAATGCTGGTATATTCTAGTGTACCAAATAAGTTTTCCCAGGCATCAGCAAAACTAGAACCATCAGACATTTTTTGTTTTATGTAATTATCGGTTCGGTCTGAACGGACTTGTCCAACAATTGTTTCTGGTGCCATGTTGAGGGCACGAATAGCCGAGGGATAGAGCGAGTTGATATCGATGGCTCCAATGTATTCGTGCATTCCCCTTTTGGGATAAGCAACATAGGCACCTGCCGCTTGCGTGTCACCTTGTTCATCTGAATTACTCCTATTTTGAACTACTAAACCTTTTTGATGCGCTTCATTGATAATAGCCTGCTCGGTAACTGCTACAGCACCCATAGTAGTGGGTAGTAATACAGTATTGTCGTGGGCCAGTTCATTGGCTAAATCGATAAATTTTAATTTCTTATCTAGCTTAGCCAACAACAAGGTATCCTGTCTATTATAGTCAATAAACTTAGGAAAATCTTTATTGTACAGTTGATCTAGTGTGCCTTCGTATTGAATCTTACGCTCATCGAGCTCGTACTCGCCAATGGCATCTAGACTATAACTATGTCGTTCTTCATAGGTATATTTGCGATACAGTTGCATATAGTCCATGTGCACACGACCTATTAGATCGAATGTAATGTTCTCTGCACCAAATCGCTCAAATGTTCTTTTCTTTGGAAATTGATTCCAAAGACAGAATCGCCTGGTATCATCCTTGGTCAAGACTTGAGTAGTACGCATGACCATATATGGAATATCAAAGCCTTCTGAGTTCCAGCCACTGAGTATGTCTGCGTCATCGATAAGATCGAGAAATGTTTTTAACATTTCTTCTTCGGTATCAAAGAGATAACAATTATCGAATTGACTGCATATTTCTTCCGCAGTTTCCCAGGTATAACTCTTTGGAGGCTTTACCAGGGTAATCAGTTTATCCATCCACTGTAAATAAACGCTGATGGCAGTGATAGGGTTAAAAGGATCTTCGGGTCGACTAAAACCCCTGATCGGATCAAAGTCGACTTCAATATCAAAAAATGCAACATTAAGTTTTGGAGCATCTTTGCCCAGATAGTTTTCTTCCAGGCAGCGAGAAATAGGCTTAAAGTCTGATTCCCATAGCCGGTGCTTACTGTGCATCTTGAGTTCTTTATAGTACTCTTTGCCACTGCGAGTACTAAAACGACTTACAGGAGTTCCATAGATTGATCTGAACTTGCCTCGTGGATCGTCGTAATAGAAAATATAAGTAGCAGGGTATTCTCGATAAACACGCTCACCGTTAATACGCTCTACTACATAGATTCTATCTTCGTCTTTTGAAAAGAGTGCGTCGATATAACTCAATTAATATTTGTCCTTGGATTAGTGAGAGTAGTATAAGACAAATAAATCAAAGTGTCTTGCCTACTGTTTCCAGAATAGTGTTGAGATCTTCGTGATCTTTATTTTGTTGTGTCAGACCGGCTTTGTGTGCAATTCGAATTGCCTTTTTAAGAATAGCTGGTTTAATTTCTAACTCTTCAGCAATGGCCTTGACTGTGTCATTAAGACCTTCGTTAAGTGTTTCGATTTCGTGCATGACCTGCATGCCTTCGTTGATGATTTGTGTCAGTTTGATTTTTTGATCGCCGCTAAATGTTTTTGAGCTCATGTGATCTCCTATTATTGAAGTGTACTATTGTAGACTTTATATCTAGTAAAATCAACTATTTTGAAAAAGAAAGTGCTCACTTTTGGAAC